GAGAGAATTAACACCACTTCTGGAAGAAACTAGACGTCACTTTCTCGCTAAGTGTGACCGGAGATTGAGTCGTTCAGAAATTAATTTTCATTTTGGAAAACACATGTTACCGAAAGTGATGGCGCATTTATCTTCCAATACAAAATTCACTATCGTCCCGGGATCTTTAACAGTTACTGCTTCAGAAGTCATTTATGGCTTCCTTAGGCATTCCGGGCGAGTATTACCGCATCAACATCTATGGAATGATTATCATGAAGAAGATAGAGAATTCTTGGCTGAAGAAACGCAAAAGAAGAGGATCTGGACTGAACGCGGGGGAAAGCAATATGAACTTGAAAACCGTTTTGCAAAGAAGAAGGCATATAGTCTAGGACGGTGCCTTTTTCAATTCCCCGCCCCAGAATTGAATTCAGGCGCCGCTTTATAAGCGGTACCAAGTCAACCCAATGGTTGACTTCAGGTGAGCGTATCCTAGAGCCTTCACACGATCAACTCTATGAATATTCGGCCCTAGGAGTTCCAGACGCCACCAAGGAACCTTGCAACTTTGTTATCCACAAAACTTCATGTAAACTTCTTCCACTTCTTCAACCAAAGTTCTGTCTCGATCTACCTATGCGTCATTGCAAAAAATATCCTAGATTGTTCAATCCTCATGACCTATCTTCAATTCTCCCAGACTATCCACCATCTTTTAAACCACTAAAAACTTTTTCTAATAAAATAGACCCTGTTTACGCAATGAGTTTACTCAAAAATAATAACGAAACACCTTTCTGTTCTAATAATAAAATTTTAGAAGAGCAATATTTAACTTATCGTAAACGCTTGTGTTCTATAAGACCAGACATAAATCCTGTCTTACTATTATTGTTGAAGAAAACTGTGCAGAAATTCTTAGACAAGAATGTTCCCATTTTTCCAAATCTTGAAAATCAATATGACCAATTGTTTGAAACATGGCTTGCCGAGAATCATTCTTATTCTCTTCAACGGCAATCTCAATTGAGATCAGCAAAAATGAACATTCAACAACTCAAAGATGGGCAAATACATTTAACTCCCAATGATTACTGTGTTAAGGCTTTTTTTAAAAGAGAGTTCTATCCCGAACCCAAATATGCTCGCATGATAAATTCACGATCTGACAAGTTCAAAGTAGCTGTCGGACCTTACATGCATCTTCTTGAAAAATTTGTCTTCAACAAAGAAACCCCGCTTGATATGAACGTTACTTATACAATTCCACATAAAATCTCAAAAAGGAATCCCTTTGTTAAAGGTCTTGATTTTTCGGATTTACCAAAACATATCTCCACTCTTGCTAAATTCTCTTATTTCTTGGAAACCGATTACAGTTCTTTCGAATCAAGTTTTGATCCGAGCTACACTGATGTCGTTGAATGTGCTCTCTGGCGTCATGCTTTCAAGAATAATCCCAAGTTACTCAAAATAATAATGGACAGTTATGTCAAATATATTGAAACACCCCAAGGGCGTCGCGTTGTACCCGCGACTCAAAATTTACGTTCTGAACTTTTTACTGCCAAAGTCCTTGGGTGTCGTATGAGTGGGGAAATGTGGACATCTTTAGCCAATGGCTTTTCAAATTTTATGAACATGAAAACTTTGAGCAAATTTTTAAATTTCAAATTTGAAGGTTTCGTGGAGGGTGACGATGGCATTTTTGTACTCTCTCATAATGTCATACAACCCCAACATTTTTCAATGTTGGGATTCGATATAAAAATGAAAATTACTCAAG